GTATCAATCCAACATCTAGGTAGTAACATTGTAGTTGCATGTATTCCATCTTCAAATGGAATCTTAGGAACTACTTTAAAATTAATACCTAATTGATAAGCAACCTCACGTCTTGTTTTGCCATTACCAAAATCTGTAACTTCAATATCATGGGGTGCGTAATGATCTTTATAAACATAATCTTTTGTTTTTAACATTTGAACATAATGTGGCAAACCTTGACCACGTTCTTCATAATAATCTATTATATTAATTGCTCTTCCCATTTGTTGAAAGAATATAACTGCTGAATGATCTGATACTCCTAGATCCCATGCTGTGCTAACTGGTAGTGATGGATCATAAGGAACTCTTGTTAGCTGCCTAGCATCTTCTATCTTAGCAATAGTATCTCCATAAACAGCACCTTCTATATTTGCAATCCAATCACATTCAAACTCTTGTTCGTATTTTTTTTCACCCATTACTTTTCTTGCCGCAATAAGTTCAGAATCATCTACTATTTTAGTTTGTGATGCTTTAGCTTTATAATGAAACCATTCTTCATCTCCTTGTGCGTGCTGATATAGTTCATAGAAATTGTTATTAGTTCCTTGTGGTGTACCAATAAATACGCACCATCCTTTTCTATCTGATAATGCTGGTCTTATAATTTCTGTAAACAACTTACCTTGTACGTTTGCATACTCATCAATAACGCAACCATCTAAATAGATACCTCGTAACCCATCTGAGTTTTCTGAACCTAACAATGTTATTCTCGCACCATTAGGAAGATCGCATCGTAATTCTGTTTCATTAAATTTAACACTAGGTATTAATGATGTGTATTGTTTCATATAATCCCACGCAATAGACTTAGCCTGTTTAAAGGTAGGTGCTATATAAGCAAAACGAGGATTATTGTTTGTTGATTTTAAAGCTGACATTAATAGATGATTAATCATACATACTGTTTTGCCAAATCTTCTATGGCAGACTAATACAGACCATCTTTTTTTCATTAGTTTAAAATGAAGTCTTGTTTGCTCTCTTCTTGGTGAATAGGGTATTTTATATTCTGAATTATTAGATTTTATAATTGTTTCGGTAATTGGTGTTAGCATGACTAATGAATTAATTTAGATTTTGAATTATTTATAATTGCGTTCTCAATATTCAATAACATCATTAACCAAGAACTAAAAATTGCTGAATGTTCTTTGTCTTCAAAACCAGTAAACTTAACTGTGATAGAATTATCACTATTTATAAATACAACTGCTTTTACATTAGTATTGTAATAATCTTCATCATCTGGGTGCATTAGTCTGTTCATATACTATTAGTAGTATTTTAATATTATATAAAGGTTGGTCAGGCAAAGGAAAAGGAGGTGGGTTGTTTCTGGATATACCCATTATAAGTTAGCGATTTTGTGTGTGGCGAAAATTCTGTAATGAACTGACTATGGCTAAGGGTATCCTAATAAGTCCCATGTATATCAATATAGAAAGTCTGGCGGCTTTTTTGGGTGCACCCCCTCATTTAATAAGGAATTTTAGCAAAAACTTTAAAAAGTTTATTGCTTTTTTTTAAATGTAATTGGTCGGATGCAATTACAAATAATTTATTCTTATAACTTTTTATTATCACACTAAACTTTATTACAACTGACGCTGTATAGTGTTGCATAAATACAACATCCGATTACATACACACGTTTTGATTGATGATTAATGTATTAGCTAAATCCAACTTTACTACAAATATATAATTAATTGATCTTTATAATTACTCACACACTCAAATGTTTTAATTGATGTAATGTTTTCTTTAAGTCTGTATTTAGTTTATGTTTAATTCCTTTTATTCAATCTCTAGTTAAGCTGTGGATATATTCTTTTCTATTATTAATCTTTTCTATTTGTCTTATTTTTCTTTTGGCGGCTCTAATTTAATTAACCGCATAAAATAACACTCTAAAGAAATAAAATAATAAATTCAATAGCTTACTATTTTTGTTAAAATAATGATTTACTTATTATTATTCATACCCTAAAAGGTTATTAACTAAACAATGAAAGGAAATAAAATGCAAAAAATAAATAAAAAATCTTGGTTAAAAACATACGAAGTAAAACCAATGATAACGATAGAATATAAAGTTAACAATGTTTTTGGAAATGAAGTTAAGTCTTTAAAAACAGTTAAACCTTTTAAAGTTAATACTGTTAGAGAAGCTATTGATCTTTGTGAATATGGAATAGAAAAAAACTTTGTTGTTTTCGTAAATGATAAAAAATATATTCCAATGAAAGGTTTAGGTAGAACTATTGATTTAAACAAGGAGGTTGCATAGATGATTAAAAAAACAATGAGTGAAGCCTCTACAAATTGGAATATATATATTAAGGAATGTATAGAAATAGCAGCATCAAGTATTACGCCTTATAAAATAATTCCATATAAAAAAGGTATTGGTATTAAAGAAGCAGTAATTGAAAAACAAAGTAAAGCAGCATAATTTTAACAACTTATTACTCCATATTTTTATGGAGTAATGAGATCTTAAAATAAGATCTATACTATCATTGACACCAATTAGGTTAATATTATAGTATAAATATAAACAATAACTTTGAAAGGGTTATATAATGACAAATACACTAAAGCAGTTCATTAAAGACAACGACATTAAAATGACTGTTAAAAGAATAGATGAAAGAAAAGATATAAAATGGAATGATGCTAATCATTTTAAATGTACTTTAAAAAATGGCAGCAAATCTATTTCAATCAATTTTAGTCAAGGCTATGGAATTAAAAATGATCCAGAAATTGATTCTGTTTTAGATGCTTTAAAAATAGATTTTGTTGATGGCTTATCTTTTCAGGATTTCTGTTTAGATTTTGGCTATCCAACTGACAGTATATCAGCTCTAAAAACATACAAGGCATGTTTAAAAAATACAGACAAAGTTAAGAAGTTATTTAATGGTTCTTTGGATAATTTTTTAAACTGTGAAAGATTATAATATGTTTAATAGATCCGATCTAAACGCTTTACTAGCAACAGTTATAATTATTGGTCTAGGTTATGGCGTAATGCACTTGCTAGTATTCCTAGATGGATATTATAAACTGTCAATTTATTAACAACTGAAAGGGTAAACAATGACAACTAAACAACAAAAACTAACGAGAGAAGAACAAAGTCAAGTTATGCAAAGTGCTGAAGAATTTGTTCGTGATTTAAATTATAGCGAACTTTACGAAATGGCACTTGAAAATATAACAAATGAATATTTGTCTAGATCAAGAGATTATTTGCTTGAATGTGGATGGATAAGAAAAGAGGAGGAGGTAGCATAATGAAAAGAAAAATAGAAAATAAAGAGGTAAGAATGCACATGTCAAGACCAGCTACAATTAAAAGGGATGGAATGGATGGCTTAACCTACACAGACAACAAAAAAGAAGCAACTAACGTGTGTGTTTGGTATGACGTGGGATATAAAGATGGTGAGATTGATATGATTGCTGAGAAAGACTTTCATATTGATGATTATAAGTCTTTAGAAAATGCTGAAGATCAAGCATATAAATATGCTGATAAATTATCAAAGCGTTATAAAACTAACATTAACTATTATTAACATGACAACAATCCAACAGTTAAAAGAACATATAACTAAATTAAATGACGAGAAATTACTTAATCAATTTGATTTATACTCTTCGTTTAATTTGCAAGACACTAAAGAAATAATTTATTATAAAATTATTGAATATGAATTGCATAAAAGAAAATTGCTTGATCATAAAATAATGGAGGATAATTATGAGTATGAATACATATAATAAAAAAAAAATAATACTAAATGCTGCTGACGTTGTAGCTAATAGAAAAACTCTAAGCCTTAAACTAAACGTATGGAAGAAAGTAATTTCGTGTGCTGTACATGAAGAAATGACAATATCTAAGCTAATAAATAAGCTCATAGATAAGCACATTGAAGAAAACAATTACAACGTAGAGGATATGTTTAATAATAAATTGGAGGTGAAACAAATACTATACAGAGAGAACGAGGCGTTAGCCATTGACTATAAATTTGATAAGCAATTCTAATTATTTGGCTTGCTTTCTAATTCCTTTGTCTTAACTTCATTTAGTTCTTCAGCTTCAAGATCTAAATATTGCTTTTGAAGTTCAGCACTATCAAGCCATGACACAGTAATACTTTGTTTAACATTGCTTTCCTGTGGTTTGTTGTCTGAGTATAGATCTGTTATCTTTGTTGCTAAAAATTGTATGAACTTTGTCTTCTCCCTAGTCCATGCAATAACATTAGGATCTAGCTGCTTACCATTTATATCCTGCATGTAGATAGACAACAGATGATCAACTAAAGTCTGTACTCCTAATTTTTGAGCCTCTAATATTCTAATCTTTGCTTCCTTGTTTTCTGGCTTTCTTAACCAAAAGTGAAATTTGTACAAGCTGATCGGCAATACTTTTTGATCTGAAAAAATTTCTGTAAGTGTTTTGCCATTTACTAGCAGCTCTTCGACCATATTCAGAGCTGAATTGCTTATTGTCAATTCGTTCTTTAATGTTTCTTTCGTAGTAATCTCTGACATATTCAATCGGTTTATCTTTAAATTGTTTTAAAGTACAGAGCTGTCTGAGCCTAGAGCTGTGTGAATAATTTTCTTTTTTAAATCCACCTTTTCCAGCTCTGTTTCTAAAACCAAAGTAATCAGAATTCTGACCACCATGAAAACGACACAGGTATTTCTGAACGCCTTCTTTGGTAAAGCTATTTGTAGGATAGCCTTTAGCCTGACAATACGTGCCTGATAACCTTGACATACCCATACAGAATATCTTCTTAGATTTAAATCCTGCCATAATGTACTATCATTTCTTTATTGGTTCACCTTTCCAATTCAATCCATTTCTTTTATTGAACTCAATCTTCTTACGATAATTAAAACTTCTATTCTTTGCATTCTTTGATACCGCTGCTGTCATGGCTTGCTCTACAATATGCTTTGGCACAGCTATTTTATCACGCAGCTCTTGCTCTTGGTACTCAATGGCTTGTTGTATGTAATAAGGATGTTTACTATAATAGCTTTGTAATTCTGCCAGAGGTACACTAGCTAGTTCTATTATCTTAGTCTGTTTATCTATATCTTTACTATTAACTATTTTATCTATTTTATTAATACTCATTCCATTTTTTATTAATATTGTTTTATTAATATTAGTTTTATTAATAGATACCTTATGGATACCACTGAGGTATCTATTAGATACCACCTCGTACCTATTGGATACATCATTAACTAACATTATAGGTGCTAATGTGTATAAATTAGTAGAAGACAGCCGCCTTTTTATTAGAAGTTTAGCATCAATCATCAGTCTAATGCAACGATAGAGTGTCATGCGAGATAAGCCGATCATGTTTTTAATCTTAGAGTAGCGAGGATAACAACTGCCTGTTTTGGGATTAGCAAAGCGAAGCAGAACTAAAAGTATCGCCAAGCATTGAGCCTTACGTTCCTCTGCCAAGCCTAGATAGCCACTGTGATTAAACAATCCTATTGGTAGCCTAACGTGTTGATTATATTTTGCCATTATATTATTAGCATGTGTGTTGTTCTCTTAGCCAATTTAAATAACCTATGTATTCCGCCTCATTTAATTCAACCATAGATCCCTCTGAAATAGGGTCTATTTCTTCTAAAATGGCATTGATTTTTGACACAACAAAGGTTGGATGATCCACTCCCTCTATGTTATAATAAACTATATAAGCAGGGATGTTTAATTTAGTACCTACATCAGCAGTTATATAGGCAACTTTGTTATATTTGCCTACATCATAGGTTGATTCTATAATAGCAATACCATTTCTGCACTTTGAACAATATTCGTAAGAATCTAAATCAATCATCCTAAAACAACTGTCGTCTTGAATATGTCTATGCCATTCATTATACCAATTAACTCTGGCTTGGTTAAAATAAATATCTTTAGCCATTAATTTTTGATCTTATAATAAAAACTATCGTCATCACTTGTTGACCAACTGTCAGTTTCTACTGATAAATACTCGGTATTAGTTTTATAATCTGGTATCTGATCTTTGACTGTAAAGTTAGGTAGATTAAATAATATTTTATTGTTTGGCATGAGTGCATAATTACCTTGCCACTTATCACCTTTGTTTAATTCTAATATATGATGATGCTTATGTTCTGCACTTACTTCACTATAAGTTATGTTTAACAAGTTCATATCAGGTTGAGCATAGTCAATACTAAATAGATAGTTAGCTCTATGTAATTTATTATTGCGATCAATAAACTTACACTGTGCTGTGGCTAGAGCATTGTACTCAATAACATTAGCGTAATAAGATAAGCAATCCCAATACACAGTTTGTTTTAATTCTAAATCAACTACATTTTTTCTATTATATTGATCAGAAAAAAAAGCTGTGATCGGTAGCCTTGCATAGTTAGCACCATTTGGTAGCATGATATTAAACAATGGTGTTCTACCCTCTAGTGTAGTTATACTATGGATAAGACATACCTCTTCTTCTCCAATGTGTTTTTCTTTATTGTATAAATATTCTAATCTAACTTTGGCTTTCCATACTGGTATGTTGTGATTAAGAAATGACATTGGCTCTTGCTTTCATTAGTTCCATATTAAGAACTTGAACTTCTTCATTAAGCCTATCTATTTCTTTTTTAAGTAAGACGATCTTCTCTTCATACAATTCTATTACATCCTCAATGTGTAGTTCTTGATCAATCATTTAGTTCTCCAATTTTTTAATAGATAAAATTACTCCACGAGGAATTACAACGCAATCTCCTACGTCTAGACTGTCTTTATTAAAACTATATGTTGCAAAAGTTTTTACCCAATCTTTATTCTCTTCATAAAGATAACCTATTGTAGTACACATAGCAGGAACTAAGTCTTTTAAATCTTCCTCAGTATTCCATGCGTTGTCGCAACTGTTTATATCCAGCCAACTTATAATAACTTTATCAAAGTTTATGGGTTTCATACCATGCCTCATAAAAGTCCACTGGAGTGATGCCAGTTAGTTTAGTTATTTGTTTCATAAAACGTGGATGTGGAATGCGTTGGCAATTTTTCCACCTTAACAAAGTAACTGTTGGATTAGTTCCTTTTAATCCTAAAAATTTTGCAGCATCTTTGTTCTTAAATTTTTTTTCTTCCTGCCATTGTGCTAATTTGTGTTTCATTTAGTTTTCCTTTTTATTTTATTACCAAAAGCATCAAACATTCTGTGATACCTTTTTAATAGTTTTTTTAATTGTAGTTTATTATTATTCATATTTACCTCTCTGTTTAAAACCCTTATAAACCAATATGGTTTAGTGTCAATTATTATTATTGACATAAAGGTTATTAAGACTAATGTAGGTTAAAAAATGAAAGGCGTAAAATGGTTATTGATTTAACAAAGAACAATTCTATAGCAGCTATAAAAAATATTGATGAGGATTTGGCACTCTCTTATTATTCTAAACTAGGTTTGGACCACAGCTCTCCATCACAAGATCAATTATTGTTGGGAGATTGGATCGTTAGATATTGTTTTTTTACACAAGAAGATCGCAGAAATTTACAAGGTTCATACAAAATGTCAGCGGGAGTTTCTATTGGTAGAGCTTCGCAGCGATTTGTTTCTAAATATATGTACGATGCTGAGAAAAAAATTCTTAATGAAAAAAAAGATTTAGATAGTATCATCAAAGAAGAATTAACTGAGTATGATAAATATGTTGTTGCAGATGAAGAAGATAAAATACAAAAAGAAGATACAAAAAATTATCTTGCAGACATGATAAAACTGACGTGCAAAGCATTAGCTGATCTTAAATTAGGTGATGAAGTAGCAAGTGAAAGATATTGCACTCATAAATTTAAAGAATTAGTTTTAGCCAAAATCGGCAGGATAGATTACGAGCAAATGGATACTTCTGTAAGTGGTACTAAACCTAAGTTGGTGGAATTAAAAACAAAACATAGATCAAAAAGAAAATCAGATACTAAACAAGGTTACTCTTGGATTAAAGGTTACTTACCAAAAAATCCAGACATGAACCATGTACGCCAATGTGCTTTTTATTGGTACGCTACAAAAAAAACTCCACACTTGCTTTATGTTAATCAAGATAGCTACAATGTATTTACTCCTGACACTTGTGAATTACTTACTCCAGAGTATATGGAATTTTTAGTTCAACAAGATTTAATCACAGCTAAAATTCGCCAGAATCTTGTGTACTTATGTAAAGGAAACCCTTTTGAAATGGCTCGTTTAGTTCCACCGCCAGACTTCTCAGGTTTTATGTGGAAAAATATTAGTCAGGAGCATGTACGTAAAGCAGCTAGTCTTTGGGATAATGTGTAGAATCATGGATATAAATTTTTATAAAAAAACTCATTATAAGATTATGGAAAGTTATAGACATGATATTATGATGCGTAAAATTAAAGAGAGAGAAGATAAGGAATTTAGAAATATGTTTATTAAAATATTTTTGATTATTGTTATTGCTATATTGTTATTGGCAGTAATTAATAATTATAGATGAAAGTAATTCTAATGTTAATAATGATGAATGGTACAGTCTATAATCTAGGCTATAAAGTTGAATCTTATAACGCTAGAACTTGCGATAAGTTATTTGACAGTGTAACTTACAAAGGAAAAACAAGTGGTAAGAATAAGCAAGGTACTTTCTATAAATCAAAAGAAGTATTTGCTTACAGCTGCTCAATAGAAAAAACAACTAAAGGAAATAATGAAAGAAAAAATAAAACAGGTTAATGAATTGTGTGCAGCCAATGGTGCTTACATAAATCAACATGGTAAAAAAACTGTATCAGCTTGGAGTAAAGTAAAATACTTTAGAGAAGTATTTGGCACTGAGTTTGGTATTAATACTATGATTGTAGAACACTCTGACAGATATGTCATAGTTAAATGTTTAATCATGGGTTACGATCCTGAAAGAATTATAGCAACAGGTTACTCTAAGCAGTTTAGAGATAAGCCAGGTTATCTTGAGATAGCTGAAACATTTGCTACTACACGAGCTTTATCATTCTTTGGAATTTGCTTGGAAGATTTGACAAGCAAAGAAGAGTACGAGGATTTAGAGATCCCAGTACAACCAATGAATGGAAAAGATACTACATCAGCCGCTATAAGATATGATGATGGTATAATTTTAGAGCTGACTAAGAAAATTAATTACGCACCGCATACAGCAAGACTAGATTTTCTGTGGCGTGCTAATAAAGATCTTCTTAATCAGATAAAAATAAAAGATCTCGCAACTTACAATTCTATTTTAAATAAATTTAATAGTAAGCGTGATGAGATCACAACTCAAAATGAGGTATAAATGAACGACCAACCAAAGAACAAGATCTATTTGAATCTTGTTCCAAACGTAAATAAAAAAGAAGGCGATAACCAACCAGTAATGGTAGCACCTAATTCTCCAAAAGCTCCAGAAGGAAAAAATTGGAAAATGAATGTGAACATTAATAATGAGTGGTACGACTACTGTGCGTTTGATGGAACAGACATAGAAGGTAACGCAACAGGTGGTTACACTGTGATCTTAACTAAGAAAGAAGCACAAGCAACAGCAGGAGCAAATAAACAAGGAGGATTTAAAGCTGGTGGATTTCAAAAGAAACCATTTACAAGCAATAAGTCTTTCGGTAATAGACAATACTAATAGCTACGTAAGTAACTATTAATTCTATCCCTAGGGTTTTCATCAGGCAGTCATGCCTACCCTTTCACTTTGTTTCCCTAGGGGTAGAGTAAAAAACAGAAAAGGATTATACATGGTAAACAAATCAGACTTCATTGACATTGAAGAAAAAATACAGAAAAGAATTATAGAAGATCGTCATCAAGAGTATGGAGATTACGAAGAGAACTTTGCATTACTTGCAGAACTATTCTCTATCGTTTTATTTGATAAGGTTAAAGTTGCATTAGTGCCTGAAGACGTTGGTCATATAATGATGGCACTTAAACTCTATCGTTGCACCAAAAGATATAAGGCGGATAGCTACGATGATCTTGCTATCTACTGCAAAATGACTAAGAATCTAAGGAATAAAAACAGTATTGCCAAAAAGGATAAGTAGTGCTAAAGTTCATACGTAATAAGAACTGTGAATGTTCTTTTGTTTATACAGAAGAATTTGATAGTGCAGAAATTGCATCAGATCCAGCTGCCAAAGGTGTAGTGATTGATGTTAAGATTTCCAGTATTAAAACAGTTTTTACAACGATTAAACAGAAGGAGCAATTAGTTGGAACAACTAAAAGTTCGTCTGCAAAAATTGAGAGATCTGCAAGAAAAGAAGTATCGCAAGGCTCTTGATTATCAGTATAAATACCAAAAGTATTTGTACGATTCAAAGAAGTTAATCTTTGAAATAGAGCAGACAAAAGAAAAGATAATGGCTTAAACTATTATCGTTTTAAAAAAACAACAGTAGGTTGTTAAACAACCAAGGGGAGATCTATGACACCAAAAGAATTTAAACAACAAATAAAACTTAGGTATGGTTTTAATAGTTTTTCAAATCTAAATGATAAAGAAAAAAAATTATATCGTACTGGTTTTAAAACTGGTTACAAACTAGCAAGAGAATATTTTAGAACTTACATTAGGCACAAACAGACAATCGTTAAAGAAGTTATTAAGTATGTAACCATCAATGATGTTGTGGTCCCTGAGAACGTAAAAGAAATATTATGTATTGTTGCCAATCAACTGGGTGTTAATGTTAATGATGTTATTGCTAAGACTAGAATACAATCAGCTGTGATTGCACGATCCATATTAATTAATGTGCTTAGAGATAAGTACGCAATGCCTTTTACAAAGATTGGAGTTATCCTTGGTAACAGAGATCATACCACTATGATCCACCATGTTAGAATGAAAATGAATAAGGAACATTTCTGGAAACCTGATCACATTATTTGGAATAGATATAAGTACGTGATGGATCAAGTAAAGTAATTACTTTTTAAATCCTGATAACAAACTCTTATAAGATTTTTTAGATATAGTAGATTCAGATTTAGATCTTGATGTACCAGCTTCCTTACGCTTGTTTATATTATAGTATAAACCTTTGCGAGCCATCTTACCTTCTTTAGTTTTGTGATATTTAGATTCCATTAATACATACTCATTAGTGATTTACCTTTATGCTTTTTACCTTTCATCAAAGAACCATTAGGCATCTTATGATAATCTTCTTTTTTTTCTTTCTTTTCTTTTTTATTATGTTTCATATTATATTGATAATAAAGATCTAAAGCCTTTAACCATCTTACCTTTTACACCTTTAATAGTTCCTTTATTTTCTGATGCATAGAATACAGCTTTACCTTTGTCTTTACCATATTCCTTTTGCATTTCTGCTAAAATCTTTTTACCTTTTTTATTCAGTGGCATTTATTCTCCTGCGTATTTATGTCTGCACTTTTTAGATTTTAAATATTCTATGTACATATTCATACGCTTATCATTTTCTGTATTGATGACAACCTTTTGTTTCTCTGCTGCTCTTACATTATTAAAGTAAACATCATAACAACTATGATCAAGGCTATGGCAAAAGTTAAGTTTCTCTGCATTTATAACCCATCCACCTTCATTGCTCATGTGTTCTTTGCCACAGATATGGCAGTTACCACAGCTCTTTAATATTTCTTTTCTCTTACCCATTAACTCTTTTTATTTCTATTGGCAAAATTTCTAGCTGCTTCTTTAGATCCAAAACCCCAAGCCTTCAATGCTAGTTTTAATCTGGTAGGTTCACCACTCTTGCTAAGTAAAGATCCTTTCATACCACCAAACCTTGCAGCAAAAGAAACTCGTCTTGGATTTACACCTGACTTTACAGGAGCTTTTAAATTAGATCCTTCAGTACGATTAAAGTATTTTCTACCAGCTTCGTTTAATCCACCGCTTGGATTTTGATACATTTTTTTAACCATTATAATTTCTCTCTAAAAGGGTTGTAGTCATCCTCATTTATCTTAAAGCATTTACACTGTTTTAGTAAAGCACAAAATCCTTTTCTTAACCAAAAAATACATTTGACATTTAACATAAACTATATTCTTCCCTGACCAACATATTCTTTATATGTTTTGTTTTTATTAACACGCTTTGTATGTCTGCCTTTTCTTTTCTTAGGTGGTTTGCGTATATGTTTGTTCTCAAGATTTTTTTTTGCCATTCTTTTTCTTAGTAATTTTTACTTTAACATTACTACCTTGCTGAGATAGTAAAGATACTTTCTTGCTGTATGCTTGAGAAAACATTGTGCCTATATCGTTAGACATTATTCTTCTTTATTAATTATTGTTTTGTTAGCTAAAGATCTTGCTATCCCCTCTCCAGATCTGCCAATGACATAACCTCCCAAACCTATCTGTAATAAAGTCCAGACATCGCCTGGTAATTCAAATGTTATAATTGATCCTGTAAATATTTTAATTACTGGACCCAAAATATAATTCCATACTAGAATAAATATAAGTACATACATTAGTAGTGGTCGCCATGATGCAGTAAACCATCCAGCTTTAGCTTCAGCTTCTACGATAGATGCTGCTGCTTTTAATTCTTCTGTGCTTGACTGTAATAACTGTTGATTAAGTTGTGCTTTTAATTTCTCTTGTAAATCTCTATCTGGAACTGCTTTCTCTATGGTAGAGAATAGTATCTTAGCAAGTGGAGCTATTGCTCCTAACATGGGTAACATTTATATTTCACACTTTCTGACTAGGTTAGCCAACTCTTCGCATCTGCTTGGTGTTTGTCTATACCATGCTGAGTTAATCATTTCTGCAGCACCTCTGGTATAATCATATTCATTTAAAGCTGCAAACATATTCTTAAACTTAGATACACCAGTCTTTCCTAGTTGGTAAACCATCTCAATAATAACTCCTTTAACAAGCATAGGTAATGGTGATGTACCTACTAATTCTTCCATACCTTGTTTAGCTTTATTAAAATCTTTATCAAACAATCTTTCTAATATATCTTTGTCATAGATAATACCTTCTTCAAAATTATCGTCTTCAGTAAGTAGATGACCATAGCCTATTGTTTGCTTGCCAAGTGAATCTAAATAAACTTTGGCAGAGAAACCTTCATTTTTCTTTATGCGTGTCTTAACGTCTTCGTAATTCATTTAACTATAATCTTACCATCTTCATATACATAAACAATCTTTACGTTCATTGCCTGTTGTATTTTAGATGGTGATCTATTGATACGATCATTCTTTTTGTGTGCGTACTTAGTATTTGATTTTCTATATGATACAGTCTTAACATCATAGTTAGTATATTCATTTGTCTTACTATTAAATACAACAAGATCTATTGGACCCACACCACCCAGTGCAGTGAATACAATAAGGTTTGGATCTCTAGCAAAGTATGCTTGAGCCAATGCTTCAGATACTAATCCTTTGTCTGCCTTTCGCAATGTAAAACCTTTTAAATTCTACAAATTTATTTGTAGCCTTTGTTGTTTATTTAACAAATTTAAGAATAGCAAGAACAGAACCTAACAATGCACCTATGATTACAAGAAAAGCTATAACACCTTTTCCTTTATTCATATCTGAGTGTAATTGTTTAACATCACTACGTAACTCATCTATTGTTTTAATAAGTTGGGACATTCGTTCAGCACAAAGTTTTTCATGTGATGATAAACGAATTGCAGTTGATGATACTGTCTTGTGTTTCTTCTTCATTAAGCCACTATATGTAGCGGTATGAAAAAGTCAATTATAGATTGTGTTAAAAATAAGGGTGGATATAAACCCACCCCTATTGTAAGGATTACTTATTAGTTATCTTCATCCTCATCATCATCCAAATCAATATCCTCATCATCTGATTCATCATCATCTTCGTAGGTATCTTCTGGATTGACTTTTAGTTCAAGTTCATCAAGGAGATCTTTAATCTCATAAATGATGTCTTCAACTGATTTCTTTTTTTTTGCCATAGACAAACTCCTATAGTTGGTTTGGCAAAAGTCAGATAGTGCTAGTTGGATAATAAGTAAATAATATTATTTTTTATAACTCTTTGAATTATAAATATAATTTATTTTTTATTGTAGAACTGTTCTACATTCTTAGCATAATCTTTCCAAAATGTTTTAACATCTTCAAAAGCATC